TATTCAGGAGTTTTAAGAATCCTCCCAATAGCAGCGTCAACAGCTTCTTTCATCCCCTTTTCCATCGTTTTGTAAACACCGTATCCACCAAGCCCAACACCAGCTCCAACAAGACCTTTGTAGGTTCCGTATCCAATTCCGTATCCAACACCAGTCGCAAGTGCTGGAGCGATGAATCGACTGAAAACGCTGGGTTTTCCAAGGTCTGATACTTGTTCCAACTGGTTGGCAACCGTGTTTATTCGCTTGACCCCATCTTCTCCAAGCAGTCTTTGGGTTGCTTCGTAATACTTACCTTGAGCCTCCTTATTCCCAACGAGAGAGGAAATCTTTTTGGTGTCGATCTTTGATCCGTCAAACGACTCGGAGATGATTCTACCGATCAACATGTTTTGAGCATCGTTGATAAGCTCAGGCTTGTTCTTACCAACAACCTCCATGAATCTTTTCACCCGATAATCAGACGAAAGACCAGACCCCTTTGCTGGCGCAAGGAAGTCGATCAGATTTGAAGGTGTGAAGTTTTCGAGTTGGCCACCGGGTTGCATGGCCTTTTTGACGACATCGTAAAACTTGTCCCGCGCTGCACTTGTGCTTTCAACGGCTCGTTCAAGTGCTTTGTACAGTGGAACCCCTTCTTCCGTGGCAAGTTCTCGAACCACTTCGTCCAACTTAAATGTGTCCAATGCGTCGCCGCGAGCAGCACCGGCTTCGTTTACACGGGCTTGAATTTTTCCAAGCGATTCAATAATTCTATTTTCACGCTCGATAACATTTGATGCCCTCAACTTTGAAATTTTATCAGTAATTACATCGGTGCGCGAAGTTAGCTGATTCAATTTTTCCTGTGCGCCAGCAATTCCTGAGTCAACTTGATTTTGAAGCTCCTTGATATTTGAGTCAATTGACTTCTTTTCGACTTCAAGCGCAGCTCTCTGGCCGATCAAAGAACGATACTTGGTTGCAACATCATTGATTTCAGAAAGGTCTGGAAACAACTCATTCACCACCTCTTTTTGAATCCCAGTAGCATACCCGCCCTTTCCTTTTGCAAGAGAATCAAGGAATTGATTCGGGTTTTCACCTTTGATTTGAGTGTAAACAAAGGCTCTAAGATTCGGTTCAATCTCCCCATACCTGTTTCCAAGCATGTTCTTAAGAAGCCGCAGATTCTGCGCGCCATTTGCGCCGGAAATCGTGGAAACAATCCCCGGCATTCCACCAGCCTCACCAGCTTCTCTTAAAACTTTGTCAGCAAAAAATCCTTTGAACCTAGAGATTCCGGTGCTGTAAAATTTGTTTTCAGCCTCAAGAAGATTTTTTAGGTCAGGATCGGAAGATTTAGATAACGCTTCGTTTAACCTGTTATTAGCATTATCCAACCGCTCGAAAACTGAATAGTCAGCTTTCTGAACTTGCTTGTTAAAATCGATTTCCTTAAGGATTTGGCTTCGCTCTTTTCTAAGTTGATTAGCAGTCTTAACAACCTCAACTTCTTTTCCGTCAGCACCCTTTTCTTTTACAGTTATTTTTACCTCATCAAGTTTTGGCTCAAGTTTTCCATAGCCCTCTTCGCTTTGTTTCTTAAAAGCTTCAAGCTCCTCACGGGCAACTTGCTGAACTTGCTGGCCAAGTTCCTCGCGGGAGATTCCTGCGGCAGGTCCATAGCCAGGAAGCGCACCAGCCTCTATGTCCTGAATGCGCTGATTTATCTGCGAAATCTCACCGTCAATCCGGGTGCGCTCGGCAGAGCCGCTTGGAAGTGAATCTCTTTTAGCCTTCAACCCTGTGATTTGATCGATTAGCGGTTGAGAATCAGTGCTGTATCGACCTTCGTAAATACGAGCAAGATCAGTCAGCCTCTTGTTACGAGTCGCAAGTCTCGAATCTACAGCATTCTGAACCCTATCCAAAAGCGTTTCAGATTGGTCTACAAACCTGTCAACCGCATCAGCAGAAATCTTGTCTGCGTTCTGAACGTAATTTCCAAGCTGAGTCTTGATTGAGCTGGAGATTTCATCAGCAGGAAGACCAGACGAAACACCTCTCGCAAGAGATTTCGAAACAATGTCTGAAATATTTTTCCTGAACTCATCAGGTCTAAGGCCAGAGTTTGGAGAATACAGAAGCCTAGCAATTTCATCAGCCGATTGAGCGGCCAGTCCGCCAGCCCCTTGACGATCAAACTCCCTCAGAACTTCCTGCTTTCTGTCCTGAATGAACTGCTGTGTAAAGGGCCGCTCAAACTCTGCTGCCGCTTGCCGAGCATACCGTTTAGCACGTTCAAATTTTCCAACGGAATTCAACGGTCCAACCAACTCTTCAGCCTGAACGCCTCTAGCCCTACCCAATGCTCCAGCAGTTCTAAATCCAATGCTGGCAGATGGAGTCAAAATGCCAGCTAGTCCCGTTGAAAGAAGAACATCCGAAAGGTCAGTGCCTTCATCGAAAGCAGCTTCTAATCCAGCCTGTGCAGCAGCGGTTCCAACCGAAGAACCTGTTTCGAGAGCGAATTGAGCCAACTTGCTTGCACGTTGGCCAACCGGAACTCCTGGGACAGCCCCAGCCATCATTTCACCAAATCTGTAAGGTTCTGGAGAAATGGTTTGAGATAATGCTTGGCTTCCAAGTCCAACGCCGCTTTCAAAAAGAAGCCCTGTTCCAAGGCCCATTCCAGCAGCAGCAGGTGCAGCTAGAAGCGGGGGAATCATTGCGGCACCAAGCGCAGCACCTCTCCGCATTCCGCGAGATTCTGCGGCACCACCTCTTGTAAACTCGCCAGACGGCTGAAGCCTTCCACCCTCAAACGGAGCAAGCATTCCGGTCGGTTCGGCCATCTGCCCCATCGTCCCAACAAAGCTCTCCATTTTTCCGACATTGCCAGCATCCTGCACAGCCTGATTCAACTGAGCGGTCGATCCGACAGCAACCGCAGCCTGAGCCTCAGGAAGCGCAGCAACCATCCCCTGCTCCTCGCGACGCCGCATCTCGGCAATCGTGGCGGGAGGTTGAGGTGAAGGTTCAGCAGCGGATCCACGCAAAGCAGAAAGAACGTCCGCCTCAGTTGGCTCGGTGGCAGAATCAAGGACAACGCGCTTGCGAACACCGTTGTCGTTAACCGTTACAGCAAATTTTGGCATAATGTATTACGGGATGACTTCAACGGACTCGATTTTAATTCCTCCTCCACCACCAACAGAAGCCGCAGGTGCGGTCTGACGCTGCTGACCGAACGGTGTGAGCGGCAGCTTGAACTGATCAACAAGCTCGTTGGCCAACCTAACCTGCTCAGGCCGAATTCGATACTGATCTTTGAAAGAACGAATTGTTTTGTAAAAGTCTTCGGCAGACATTTTTGCAAAATTTCTAACATCGTTTGCAAAGTTTTTGCTCTTGATATTTCCAAGAGCGGCAACAAGCCTTTGCATTTCCGGCAAAGTAACCGCTTTGCCAGATTGTTCAAAAGCTGATTTGTTAAAAGTATTTTGAAATCTTTGCAGCAAAGAGTAAGCGTCTTTTTCTTCTTGTGTTGTTGCTCCAGCAAGTCTTTTTTCTATGTCAGAAACTCTACCATCAATAATTCCGACATATTTTTGAATAGCTTTAGGGCCGTAACTTTTTTCAAACGAGTCGAGATTTTTAACAAGATCGCCAGAAACAGATGCGATTTTTTCGTCTCCTTCAATTCTATTTTCAGCCTTTCCATCTGGCCAATTCCACTTGTTGCTCAAAGCGTTTGACTCAATAACATCCTTGGTAGTTTGTTCTGGTTTTCCAAACAAGGATTCATATTCGCTTACAGCTCTTTCAGCTAAACGCATTTTAGCACGTTCAGACGGAGAAAGCTGCTCGATCTTTCGCTGGTCAACGATGTCTTGAGCTTTTTTGATCCGCTCTTGAATTGGAATTGTTTTGTCTAACAGAGAGACTTGCGTAAAAACTTCCTGAGGAAGTTTTCCGATAATCTCTTTCTCCTTTATCTGCTCTCTGATGATAGGAGCATTTTTCTGGTAAACCTCTTCGTTGATCTGTCCTGTCTGAGGGTTGAAAACATCGATGCCCTGTTTCTGCATCTCTTCGATGGTATCTGCCCTAATTTTATCAAACTGCTCGCGAGCCTTGATAATTTTTGCTCGCGGAGAATACTGCTGAAGACCCTGATAGACTCTATTCGCCTCCTGATTAAAAACCTTTGACCTGAAGCGAGGAAGCGCAGGCATTGGAGACTTCAACTCAGGATCGTTGAAATAGGTTCCAACTTCCTCGTTGAACTTTTGGAACGTGTCGTACTCCGCAGCTTGAGCCTCCTGCTCCGCCAACGCCTGAGCATAAGCGTTCGACTGGATCTTGTTCTGAAGATCGAACTGCCGCTGACGCATTACCTGTTCAGCAGCGTTCATCTGCATCTGCTCCATCATACGAGCCTGCGTCTGTGCGCGGTCGAACAGCGATGCGCCTAGCTGAAATGCTTGAAGAGATTGGTCGGCCATAAGATTAGCGTCCGTAGATTGAAGAGCCGTACTCTGGGAACAAGCTCGTTGAAGTCGGCCCTAGCTCGGAAGTGTTCGTGGCGGGAATCGCGTAAAGCTCAGGATCATTCATCGGATTGTACGAAGGCGACGGCCCACGTTGGCCAGCCATCAACCCCTGATACATCCCATACTGCGACAGCGCGCCACCAACAGTCCCTCCAAAGTTCGTGAACGCAGTCTGAGCCGCCTGCTGCATCGGAGAAGGAGCGGCAGCAACCTGAGCGGCAGTCAAGTCACGACCGTACATTCTGGCCTGCTGTTCCTGAATCGCCCCAATACGCTGCGCTGGCGTGATGAACATGCTGCTCACCGAGAACGGCTGAACCATGCCAAACGCTCGCTGCTGCTGGATGAAGTTCTGCGCCTGAGCAAGACCCTGATTCTGAATCTGCATGCCGGTCAGACCCAAATCGCGAGCGGTCAGCGCACGGCCAAATCCAGATCCTGCGCCGAATCCACCAGACAAAGCGCGTCCAGCGGTAGAACGCTGAACCTGAGCGGAAACCTCGGGCGAGATTTCGCCGCGAAGAGAAGCGGCAATGTTCTGCCCAGCCTGAGAAACAAGCTGGTCATAACCAGGAATCGCACGACGAAGCTGTGTCTCAAGCTGAGACTGTTCAGCGGCGGTCGTCTTTCTGGCCAACTCGGTAGCAGGCTCAAGCGACGCGATGTTCTGCTGAATCGCCTGCTGCTGTTCCTTGGCGAAATCAATCGGCTTCAGCTCAGGAACCTTCGGCTTCTTTCCACCAAACAGTCCACCAAGCAGACTTCCCGCTGCCGAGATGCCTGCTCCACCCAAAATTGCCGCTCCAATTCCTATTGGCATAAATTATCCTTTTGGTTCAGAACCATTGCGAGAATCCACCGCCATTCAATCCTACACCGACCATGCGTATCGTCGCGACTGCATCGCCCAGATACTGCATCGTCTGCTCCTGCACAGCTTGAACCGCTTTAGCTTCGTAGGCCACTGCTTCCTGAATCAAATCGTTCTCCTCCTTACGAATCGCCATGACCATCAACTTGATGGCATCAGGACACGGAGGAATAAGGTAGTCGTTCACGCTCGTCGCGTTGATATGGCGCATCTTCGCCATGACCGTCACCGGCTTATCCTCGTCGTTATGGCAGCGGTCGGTCAGCAGACTGCGACGGTACTGCGGCAAAGTTTCATCTGGGTCGTAAACTGCCAGATCGAGTTCGGACAACGCAGTCGCATCGTACTCGTACAGTCGGCTCGCGGTGTTCGTCGCCTCGCGGATAACACCGGTAAGCTGCGTGAACTTCTTGGTCGATTGAACGTACGGCAAAGCAAGCGTCAGCTTCTCTCCGTCAATCCATGCGCCGCCGGACTGCGTTCGAATCCACTGACCGTTCTGATCGACTCCTTGCAAGGTGATGGTCTTGCCAACATCCGAAGCGTCGCCAGGGTAGACTCGAATGTAGCTGTTAAGACCACCAGACATGTCGCGGTAAGAGACGACAGTCCCACGGTCAATAAGCTGCTTACCGACGCAAGCGTCTCCTGAGTTGAGCAGTCCATAGCCGGTTTCCTGAAACTCGAACCATTGATTGCGGACGGTTCCGACTCCGCAGCAGTCGGCTACAGCTTCGATGGTTTCGATCTGACGCGGCCAAGTGATGCAACCGCCGACCGTATGAATCGTGAACCGCCCGTACGCACCAGCCCACAACCCCTTGTGTAGAAGCCTTCGACACGCTTGGTTGATGTAGTCGTAAACGCGCTGATCATCGACACATACGCCGATGACCCGAGCGACAGTCGAGCGGATGTCCTGAACAATCAGCTTCATTTGGTGTAGTAGACTCGGGCGGTTCGCTTGATGAAGTAAACACCGTAAAACGGCGGCAGGTTGTTATGAGCCGCTCCATCTCCAGTGGATGAAGTGGGAACATTCGCCGTGGTGCCGTACTGGACGCCATTGGCTCCGCCATTATTTGCATCCGCAGTGACAAGCGGAAAGAAATTGTGAGTGTGAGCAGGCATCTCTTGCACGGTCAGCGTGTGCTGATCCTCGCCGACGACAGCAGTCGAGGTGGCCGTCCCATTGACGTTGACAACTCCGCTTGCCGCAAAGGTTCCAGCACCGACCGGGAAGCGCGCTTGAAAGGCTGTATCAACCTCCCACATCGCTCCGGTATAATTGGTGACAGGGTTTGAGGTTCCATCGCCACCGTCGTACGAAAGCAGGTCGTTGGTAGTGCCAACGAAGATCCGACGTTCAGAACTGGTTATGGAAACTGGATGCTTTCGGCTCCAATAGCCGCCGTTGAAGACCCACCAATTGCTATCTTCATCCAGCCACGGATAAACCTGATTGTTCAGCGCAGGAGTGGTCGATCCAAAGTTGAAGAACGAGTTTCCAATCGAGCTGTTGAACGTCGCTTGAGTGCCGCTGATGATATCGTTGGCCAAGTTCTGGTAGTTCAGCGGACAATATCCAACCGGCAGACTCGGCGGAGTGAGCGTGATGAGCGTAAGGTTTGGCATAATCGTTAGGCTATTCCGATGTGTAGGTCAGCGGGTTGATATCGCAGACATCAAGCGGCGTGCAGGCGGGGAAGACCGTCCGGCACTCTCCAACACTCGACTCTTGGATGTCGTAGGCGTGAACTCGAAGACTCTTGACCCGACAGTACCCGATGATGTTCAGCATGACCTGAACCTCGTAAAGATTCCGAGCGGGAGTGCTGATCGTCGCGTTGCACGGCGCATCCGATGGAGTCGGGAAGCGCATCTTAGGCCGATACTGCGGCTTGAAGTTCGTCAGAGGACAAAGATCAAAGCACTGCGTAACAGTCGCGCATTCAGCAAAGTCGATCCACTCGATCCAGCCAGGATACTGGTCAGGTCGATAGGTGACATTGAAGGAGACATCGCCTTCCAGCTTGTCGATGAACAAGTCGCCGGAATCGAGCCGCTTCAGACCGAACGGAACCTCGAAGTTGTAGGCGCGAGTCTGCACCTGCCACTCGATTTCCTTCTTGGGAGTCTCGCTCAAGTTCATGTCGAACTTGTCACCCTTGGTGATTTCCCAAATCTGAATCGTGTCATCCGATCCGCGAGCGATTGCGAAACAAGCGTCTCCGTAAGCGTTCTCGGTCTTAACGAGCTGCAACACGTTCAAGCCGGTCCAGATGCCAGCCCATGCCGGAGGAGCCTTCTTCCGCATCGAGGTGACAAGCTCCATATCCAGCACAGATATGGCCTTATGAATCACACCCTCTGAATTGAAGCGAGGCTGAGAAGTCATCAGCACCCGATTGTCAAAGACGACGGCAGAACTGGCCCACAAGAGATTCGACTGATCGTTCTCAACGATGGGCGTCATCTCGCCGCTGATGGGCGTGTTGCCCCAGTCATTGAATGACCGACGAGCGATGATGAACGAGCGGATGCCGTCGATAGCGCGGTAGAAGACATCGCCATTGACGGTGATGGCCGACCGTGCGCCTAGCGCGCCGCTGGTCAGCAAGCTGATAGCCTGAATGGGATAGTTTAGGTTCTTCCAAACATCGCGATCTACAGGGGCTTGGACACTGAAAACGTATCGAGGCGTGAAGACAAGAAGCGGTCCTTGACCAAGCGACGTATCTGGATCGCCGGGGACGGCCATTGCTGTGATGCCTCCTGAATCCGACGGAACCGAAAAGTCTCCGCCTTCATTAAGGAAGGTGTTCTCGGTTTCTTTGAGAACACTGGCTCGCGTACCGTCTCCATAAACAATGTCGGTAGCTCGGAATGAAAAGCCGTTCGGAAGCGCGTACCAGATACGGCCATTGACGTAGGCCATAACTCTGCCGGTCTTAATCTCGTCGTCCTTCGCTCGACGTAGACTTGTCCCGTTGAAGATCAGCGGCTTGCTGAATCCATCTTGAATGACGGCGAAGTTCTCAGCTTGAACCATCCAGCCATCGAGCAGGTTGGACGGATTCTCTAGGTCAGGCGTAACGCTGAGGTTCTGAGCATTATTTTGAGCGCAGTTGTAAAGCCACACTTTACCACTGATCAGCAGAAGGATGAACGTGCGTCCATCGTCCGAGATGTAGGGCAGCGCGCATTGGAACGTGCCGGTCAGACCCTGAGGACCGTAGCACTCCTCCGACCATCCATCCGCCGTTACGTTCGTTTGGTCAGCAGTAACCTCGGCGTTGTCAGCAGTGATTGTGACGCAGAGGTCGTAGTCTTTCTGAACGAAACCGGGGCGAGGAGCTATGAACCCCTCACGAAAGTTGGCATTAACCGCGAACGCAACTTGATTCTTGTCCACCTCGGAAGGCATGACGCCGGAGTCGATGCCACCGTCGAAGGTGACAGATCCGTCCGTGTACCTGCGTGGTGCGCGTTCGCTCATGGTTTAAGCCTGAATCCGCTGGACAGAAATAGACGATCCACTTGTAACGTTTACGCTGTGCGAGAGTGATTGTACTAGCACCTCGTAGTAATCCGTTATCGCCGTGGCTTGATCGATGTAGGAAATTGAAACCGGAGTAAGCTGTTGCGTGGCAGAGTCTGTAACGTTGAACTGTAAGCTCTGAAAAATGTTGGTTATACCATTTTTTCTCAAAAATACAGTAACCTGTGCAACTCCCGCGGCTCCCACCAAATTAAGAAGCACATCAACCGTGTAGTATCCGGTGTATGGAACCGTAAACCGACCTGTAGCAGCGGTGAAACCGGATGATGGGTCAAGCGAAGTCCAAGATCCTGACGGAAAGTCCGCTAGGCTGAATGGGTTCTTTGTCGTTCCAGAAACAATGAAATTACTAACAACAACCCTCCGCGTAAACGTGACGTAATTGAACGGAACAATCGAAGGAGCGGACAGCGTGATATTTCCAGCCGAATTCGTGACGACAATCGGAAGTGTTCCAGTGATTTCCTTCTGGAGATAGGTGGTTCCATCGCCCACCGGAATCTTGTTCGCCGGAGCAGTCGTCAGATTCGTTCCACCCTTAGCAATCGGCAACGTGCCGCTGATGTCGCCAACCGGAACCGTCGCAACAGTCGAGACGACGCCAGCACCGCCCGATCCAGCGGTCTTCATGTAACCGGCGGCAAGCGAATCGAGAACCGTCTCGTTCGTCAGCGTCGCATCTGCTGTTCGGCAAATGTAAGAAGCTCCAACCGGCGCGCCACCAGAGACACCGGCAGCACCCGTAGGGCCAATCGCTCCAGCAAGCGTGATGAGTGAGCCGGACGGAATCAGCGTAGTCGGAACCGCATTGGCAATGCCGAGAACACCGGGAGCGGGATTCTGCAAGGTCAGCAGCAAACCATCGACTGAGGTAACCTGCATGTAGCCAAGGCCCTGAATCGAAACGAAGAACTGTCCGGCGACTGATTCAGGCAAAAACTCGGTGTTATCGACCGCAACCACAACCGATGCTCCAAGAGCGGGGACAAAAAATGCCGCAGTCGTGTAGGTGAACGAATCAATCCCGTTCGTGCCATTGGTGCCGTTAGTACCCGCTGCCCCTTGAGGACCAGGGATATTCACGACTACCGGCTCGGAGTCGCAAGGCTGGCAACAGCCGGATGAAGAAACAAGTTGCGACGGCATAATTTTCCTTTCGCAGAACCTCAAGTCCAACGACAACTAATGCAAGGCCAAACTATGGCAGAGCAAGTGTCTGAGAATCCATTGATCGACCACAAGTACGGAATACGCTCGCCCGTCAAGATTCCTGATCTTGAACTAGAGCTGTACGCTTTCCGAAATCGACTCCAACCAAACGAGGGGGGACTAGGCACTTTCGAACATTTTCAGAATGCGACGAAAATGCTCTGGCCGAAGATGAGTTGGAACCCGTGGTTGGAAGCTCAAGTCGAAAGCCTTTGCGAGCATGACTACGTTGGCTGGGCGGGATGCGGAGCGAGCGGAAAGACCTTCGGAGCAACGCTTTTTGCGACAGTCTGGTGGTTGGCCAACCCTGCCAAATCAACGGTTGTCCTGACATCGACGACCGCGAAGATGATCCGAAAGCGTATGTGGGCCAATCTTCAGGATCTTGTTCGGAAATCGCGAGGATTCCCTGGTAACATGGTTGATTCGAAGATGGCATTGCAGGCTGTCAAAGGTGACGACCGGCACTCCATTTCAGCTATCGCCGTCGCTGAAGGTAACACCTCGAAGGCAGTGGCCAACATTCAGGGTATTCACGCAGAACGGGTGATGGTCATAATCGACGAAGCGACGGATACGCCTGAAGCAGCGTTCGAGGCTTGTACCAACCTCTCCAAGGGTTGCCGCGAGTTCAAGATGCTCGTCATCGGGAATCCGGCATCGAAGTTCGATCCGCACGGCAGATTCTGCACTCCGGCAAAAGGGTGGCGCAGCGTCACGATTGAAGATCAGCATTGGCTGACTGAACGCGGCATGTGCCGACGATTCGACGGCATGAAGTCGCCGAACATCACCGAGGGGCGAACGAAATACCCGTATCTCATCACCCAAGATCAGGTCTTGTCGGCGATGCGCCATGAGGGCGAGCAGAGTCCTACGTTCTGGAAATACACACGCGGATTCTGGAGTCCTGACGGCATGGTTAAGACGGTGCTGTCCGAGTCGCTCATCGACACGCATTCACCGAACAAGAAGCTCACGTTTACGACCAATGTCCAGATCGTCGCGGCTCTCGACCCCGGCTTTGGTGGAGACAGGTGTATCCTTCGCTTTGCAAAGGTCGGAACCGCTAACGATAAGCTGAGCATTCTCTTTCAGGATATCATCCAGATATCGCCCAACGCGCAGCTCACCGAGCCGGTCCATTACCAGATAGCCAATCGAGTTAAAGAGGAATGCAACAAGCGCGGCGTTCCACCGGACAAGTTCGCTCTCGATTCAAGCGGTGAGGGTGGCGGTCTAGCGGATATCCTGACCAGAGAATGGGGCGTGGTTCATCGCGTCGAGTTCGGCGGCTCTCCATCGACGATTCCTGTCAGCGACGAGGATAGTAGGCCATGCAATGAGGCATACGACCGCAAGGTGACGGAACTCTGGTTCTCGATGCGTAAATGGGTCGTCGAGGAGCGAGTCGGCGGCATGGACATCGAGACATTGCAGGAGTTCTGCGCGCGAATGTTCGACGATGGGAAGCGTAAGATATCCGTCGAATCGAAGACTGTGATGAAGCAAAGGACTGGTAAATCGCCTGACTTGGCCGACGCTGCTGTAGTCTTGCTTGATCTGGTGCGTAAAACCGCCTCCTTTGAACCGCGAGCAACAAAAGCTGACAAGGTATGGGAAAAGCTGGTGAGGGACGCAGACTCCATTTACTACGACGGGGACGTATGAGCGGCTACAAGATTCTCAATGAACACAATGTAATCCCTGGCGGATGGAACTACCGCGTTCCTGAAACCGGAATCGAGATACCCGCCGGTTCATTGCCACAGCTCCGCGAGTTCGTCCGCAACCATTATGCCGCCAATGCGGTCAAAGTTCCAGACAACCTCGACATCTTAATCACCGAGTATCAGTGCCGTAACGGTGCCGACTGCTCCTACGACGAAGTTGAGATTCCTAAGCCAAAAGGTCTGAAATCTCTTCAGATCGGAGACGTTATCCGCTTCAGCATGAGCCTGATTCATGGGCTTACCGTTGGCGGCGGCAAGGTAGATCAGGCAGAAGCGATTCGAAGAGCAAGCATTTGCGCCGGATGTCAGTTCAATCGAAAGCCGCTTGGATGCACTGGATGCAATGCTCGCGTCCTTAAGGATGCTGTCAGAACACTTTCTCAACACGGAACAACGCCACTAGACGACCAGCTTCAAAGCTGTGAATTTTGCGGTTGCTTCATCAGAAGCATGGTGTGGTTTCCCATTGAAACGCTCCATAAATTTACGGACGCTACAGAGAACGCAAACTTACCAGCTCACTGCTGGAAAAAACGACCATGTACGGAAACCTAGCCCAACTGCCGCTCGAAACCATAAACGAGGAGGGTAAAGCTCCCGAAACTCGTATTGCCGACGCGGCATCGGCTCGCGAGATATT